GGAATGTCGTTCAGCATGTGGCAACAGAAGTACGCTGACTCAATGGCACAAAAGGTTACTAACGAAGGGATTGTTCTTGGCAAGACTGGACCAGCAGCTCCAGCACCTAAGCCACAGGGAACTGGTGGCGGTAAGGAAGACCCACTAGACGATCTACTAAAGAAGCTTCAGAATGTTCGTAAGGCATCAGTAAACGCTGAGGGTGGCGTTAAAGAGCTAATGAAGCAACTTGCAGCTGGAAAGAACTTTACTGGATTTACTGGTATCGAACAACAGCTAAATGCCATGGGTGGCAGTGAAGAATTTACTAGATTCCTTGCTGACGCAGACAAGGCAACTCAGAAACGATTCATGACCATCAAGAATGGAATTGTATCCCTGAAGCCAGAAGGAAAAGCATTAAAGAATTTGTTTGCTGCTATTACTCTTGGAGAATACCAACTCTCTCAGCAAAAGGTAATTACTGGTGCCAAGCAAGAACTAGCCATTAGAAAAGAATTGTTGTCGAAAGGAATGTCCTACAAGGATGCAGTAGAAGCAGGAAGAGATACAGAGCTTCAAAATGCAATTGCTGCTATCAAGGGTAGCACAGCCATCAAGGACAAGAACAAGGCTATCAAGGAAACCATTGCACTTTATAAGCAAGCTAAAGCAGCAGCAGAATCAGTAAAGACAGCGGAAGAAAAGTTTAATGACCTATATTCTAAGGTACAGGAAAAGTTCTCTGCCGAAGAGAATGCGATCGAAATTGGATTTAAGATAAAGACTCAGGCAGATAATGCTATTGTTGCAGCAGCTGAAAATGAAATTGCAAAGATGCAATACCAGATCGATGACTATCAGGCTGGCCTAAGAACCATCACTGATAAAGAAGATGAAATTAACAAGAAGTACGATGCTAGATCAAAGGCATTGGACAGCATTAGAACTATTAATGATGCTTTGATTAGACAGCAAAAGAACCAGCTATCTCTTGCAGATGCACTTTCTCAGGGAGATATTTCTGCAGCAGCTCAGGCTGCTCAGGAAATTAGGGCAGACTCTGCAGCAACAGCAATCGATGACCAGCAAAAAGCCCTAGACAAGGCAAGAGAGAATGAACTTGCAGGAGTTTCTACAACTGTTAATGGAGTTAAGCTAACTAGAGTAGAAATTGAAAAACAGATCAAAGACCTTGAAGATCAAATCTTTAAGAAGGAAGAAGAGGTTCTAGAGCCTGCTAATGAAAGAATTCGTTTGGCAGGAGTAGAAAGAGATCTCAAGCTTACAGCCCTAGACAATGAAAAGATTAAGTGGGAAGAGCTAAAGAGCAAGATTGACCTAGCCAAGACAGCAGCAACAGACTACGTAGCACTTCTAAAAGAGGCACAGTTACTTGCTGGCATAGCAGTTACTGATGCCAAAAATACTGGTAATCCTTCAACTGGAGCAGATACAAAGCCAACCACAAAGCCAACTACAAAACCAACCACAAAGCCAACTACAAAACCAACCACAAAGCCAACTACAAAACCTACTGCACCACCTGCTGCAGGTCCAAAGCTTGCAGCGAACCAAACCTCATTCACTGATGCTAATGGTAAAACTGTTATAGCTACACAAACTGCTAAGCCTGGTACTGGAATTTATAATGGGTCACAATTTGTTCCTGCACAATATACTACTTCTTATTCATATAAAGCTGCTGGAGGAATAATTAAGAGATTTGCCAGTGGCGGATTTGCTATGGGAACTGATACAATTCCAGCAATGCTAACCCCAGGAGAGTTTGTTGTTCGGAAATATGCCGTAGATAAACTAGGAGAAGACAGGCTTAAGTCTATAAATAATGGAAACTTCTCTGGCGATTCAATGTATAATTATGAGGTAAACGTTAATGTTCGAACTGACGCTAATGCTGATGAAGTAGCAAGAGCTGTAATCGGACAGATTAAACAGATTGATTCTCAAAGAATTAGGAGTAATAGGTTCTAATGGCTAATGAAGCTTACATGCTTGGCAGAAAGAAGTACCAGCGACCACAGGCAATGATGTGGTCTGAAAACTATGGCACGCTTGTTAATGGCCTATATGTTCCAGATGGGTTTGAGGTAAATGCAAATGTTGGACAGGAATCAGACCCAAATGTCCTTGACCAATTCTTAATTCTATCTGATGATAATAGATCGCCACTAGAATTTAAACCAACTAGAATTGAAAATAGAAAAAGAATGGTTAATGGTAGAATGCGTTCATACCACATTGCTGATAAATTAACTATATCTACTTCATGGGATATGTTGCCATCTAGAGCATATTCACTAAGAGCAAACTTCGAGGCGGCAACTGGAAAGTCTGAATATCAAAATAACAATACCATGGAACATACCACAGATGGTGGAGCAGGTGGAGTAGACCTACTCTCTTGGTACGAGAACCACAAAGGACCTTTTTGGGTATATCTGGCATATGACAAGTACTCAGTGTTCGGTTCAGACGACGAGGCTTACGGTAATCTGCCAAAATATAATCAATTGGTAGAGATGTACATTTCAGATTTTTCATATTCTGTTCAGAAGCGTGGTGGATCTAATTATGACTTTTGGAATATTTCGGTAACCCTGGAAGAGGTTTAAGTGTTTCAGGATACAGAACTTCAGGCCCACCTAGAACAATCTTCCACAATTAAGTCGCAATCATCAGTGATTGCTGAGTGGAACATGAACCTAGCCTCCAATATCTCAATGGTTGGCAACTATAGATATAGACCATCAGAAGGGCCAGCTACTAAGTTTGGGTTATCAATAAACGCCTTTGATCCGATAGACTCTGGTCAATTCTATACGGGAGCCACTGACGCTGACGTTGTTATTGACGGTGGGCTTGAGGATGATGATGAGACACCGATTGCCTTTGTTTCAAAGAAGGAAAAAGAAAGACTTCTGTATTCTTTGGAAGACTGTCTTGGCAAGTTTAGGCCAAGATCTGGAATCAACAAGCTAAGATATTTCTCTGGTGGCTTCAGCCACTTTTCAAATATAAACATGATACGTAGACCACGATACTATATGGCTCACAAAGATGATAACTTTAAGTACTGGTCATCATACAGAACTGAGGGTGGAGTCGAAAGGGGTATTGCCAATAAGCTCATTAACGCACAATACTTCATTGATGATGCCTCACCATTCGTAGTATACAAGGATAAGATATCTGCAAATAGAGTTGTTGTAAAGATGCAAACCAACGTTGGGGATATTGACCTTGGTCCATTTACAAATAACTATCGATCTTTTAGCGATCCATTCTACGGGGATGCCAATAGGACAACTCCAGTTAAATGGAAGGTGCAGGCCCTAAAGAATAACAACTGGACTGACGTAGCATCCTTTGATAGAAATTCTGAAAGAAGAGACGGTTCGCCAGTAATCGGGTCTGATGGGTATGTTGAGCTTTCCTATGGCCTAATTGTTCCAGAAAAGTATAGAAATATTTTTATAAAGTCAAGCTCTGTAATAACCCAGAACCTGTCTCCAGAAAGAATACCTAATGGATCTGCTTACTTAATTAAAACATCAGAGAATGACATTGGTGTCTATCACATCTGGATTGCAGAAAATCAAGAATACGAAACCTTTATTCCAGAATATGGCTGGTACCTAGAAGATCCAGACACAAGCAGGGTTACTAATTTTGTTACAAACCTGACCTCTCCAGAGACATACATTAATCCATCAACTGGTGAATCCAAGCACAGGGAGTTTGATGAGATAACTGGAATTAGGATAGTGGTAGACACTATGAATCGTGTAGACGCAATATTCGATCTAATTGAGATGTCCCCAAGATTAGCGGTTGACCTATCGGATAAGGTAGAGGGCTTCAGCCTTACTAAGTCCGCATCAGACCTTGGAAATAGCGGTATGCCAGTTGGACAACTTTTAGCTGGCGTTGGCTCAGTACAACTATTCGACTATGATCTAGCCTTTAGTTCAATAAACACAAATAGCATTATACGAAAGTACCTAACAAACAATATTCAATTCAAGTTCTACGATGTAATTCTAGACCTTAACGGCAATGACTACTTTGTTCCAATCAAGACGATGTACTCTGAGGGCATCCCAGACTTGAGTGCATCAGACAGATCTGTTAGTATTTCGCTGAGAGATCTATTCTTCTACTTCGAGTCACAGACTGCTCCGCAGATACTAATTCAGAATGCATCATTTAGCTATGCAGTATCGCTGCTACTAGACTCTATTGGTTTTTCTAATTATGTTTTTAAACGAGACACTAATGAGACAGAAGCGATTATCCCATATTTCTTTGTACCACCAGACAGATCTGTAGCAGAGATCCTAAATGACCTAGCCGTCTCTACACAAACCGCAGCGTTCTTTGACGAATACAATAATCTTGTATTTATGAGTAAGGAGTATATGCTCCCTAGTTCCGATGGTAGAGAGACAGACCTAGTCCTTTATGGTTCTAAGGATTTTGAGGTAGATGGACAGATTACAAATAAGACAAACTCTCAAAGTCTTGCAAACATCTTAGAGATTAGTTCTCAAAATGATGAGGTGTATAATGACGGAAAGATTAACTATACGACTAGATATATTCAGAGGTCATATGGATCACTTAGACAAGCGTCTATGATCGATAGAGATAAGACTTGGATATATAAGCCAGCCCTACTTTGGGAAGTTACTGGAACAGAGAATACTAAGTCTATGAATGACGTAGTTGGAAATCAGTCTAACTATGTTCTGGGAGCAATTCCTCTAGAGTCAGATATTCCAGATGTTGCCCCTTATGTTTCAAATGGTGTTATTAAAAATAACATAATGAATTTCGGGGAAGGCGTTTACTGGATTACCAGATATAACGGATACTTCTACGCTAATGGAGAAGTTATAAAGTATGATGCCGTAGAGTATGAGATTCCTGGAGCAGCAAAGACTGTTCTGGAAACTAACCTGAAGGGAAAGATTGTAACCACAACATCAAATGTAGGTGCAGTTGGTAAGGTTTGGATAACTGGTATTAGAGATTATCAGAAGTACTTTGCAGAACTTTCATTTAATGGCAAAATGTATCCAACTGGTAGGGTGAGGATATACTCAGAGCCTAACTATGTTACTGTTAATGGTGTACAGAAGTTGGCAGAGGGAGCGGTAGCTAAACATGGTCGTGGCCAATTCGGAACACCAATCGTAAAGCACTATGCAGGCCTTTCAAATTATTGGTCAAATAATGATAACGTTAGAGGCTGTACCATGCAGGGCTCAGAGCTTTTTGGTCAGAAGACAAACGTGTCAATTACAACTGGGGCAGCTGGATCCAACAATACACTCGCCGCACAGGCAGTGCGAACTGGAATAATAAAGAACTTCCTGACCTACAGCCCAGGGACAGAGCTTGCTAGCCAAAACGTTATAGGACCTGGAACAATTCAGTCATCTGCATTTGTCTTTAGTGGACCATCATTTACTACAACCCAAACACCAACAGACTTCATATCATATGTCTATAAGCCTCTGGATAACCGATACAAGCACTTTGGCTCAAGGATGAGGATTGTTGGCAAGATAGAAAATAATGCCTCCAGCGGCCAATCTCCAGTGGGAGCATCATCTTATTATCTAGGAAATTCTAATAGTCCAACTCAGACACCAGCGATCAATGGAGCGTCTGGAGGACTTGGGGTACTCGTAAACCCAGAAACAAACAACGGATATTACTTTGAGATAGCAGCCCTCACAGAGAATAACATAGAGTCATACGATAATGCAGAAGAAGTCCACAACCTTATATTTTATAAGCTAGGAAAGCCAGCCTCTGGACCTACTGATAAAGCTATTCCTATAAAGTTATGGGGTGGGCTATCCCAGATCCTAGTTGATGACGGCAAGTTTACTGGCCAATATCGAATGGCTACAGAACAAAATCCAACGGTATACGACCTAGCAGTTGAATACCAAGACGTTGGTAGCAGTAGAAGATTCTTCCTGTATGTAAACAATAAACTTATCGCCACAGTACTTGACGATAAGCCACTGCCAATCTACAACAATATGTGTCTTTTTGTAAGAGGTTCTGCTAGACTAATGTTTGAAAATATCTATGCTGTAACTAGCAACTATTCTCAGAATACAGCAGCAGAGCTGGATAACCCAGTGAACTCAATATTCTCTGAAGATGAAGTAAATATCAATGAGTCTTTTAGAAAATACGCAATGAGTGGTATTGTCCAGTCAACCTATCTTTCTGGCATCAGCCCGTCCGAGCCACCAAAGTATAGCATGTACTTTGAGGAGTTCGGAACAATCATGCGTGAGGCTGCTTATTTCAATATCAGATACGATAAGGCATATCCAGCATTGTTTGCTAAGCTTTCTCCAACCTTTAACAAGATTAAGGGGTACACAACTTCTGGATTCATTGCAAGTGCATATGGAGCAGAGTTTATGATATTCAATGCTACAGATACTGCTCTAAGCCTAGATGAGACTAGCGGAAACTATCTGAGGATTCAGGGAGTTACCTTTACACAAGAATCAAAGCACGAGCTTACAGTAGACGAATATTTTGACAAGAAGAGCGATTTGTCTAATCCAGAATTCTCTGGATCATCGCTGGCCTCATATCCAAACAAGGTTAAGAAAGATTACCAAGATATCAAGATTAGCAGGATGACGCACGGAAAGAAGGAGTTTACCCTAGAGGCTCCCTATATCCAGAGCCACGATGATGCGGACAACTTGATGGGTTGGATGATTTCAAAGATTATGAAGCCACGTAGATCTGTAGGGTTAAACGTTTTTGCAATGCCTATTCTTCAACTAGGAGACATTGTTGAAATTGTTTATAAAGATGAGTCTGGAATAAGCCAAGTGGCTGATGATAACTCTAGATTTGTAGTATATCAGATAGAGTATTCAAGATCTCCAGAAGGACCAGACATGAACGTATTTTTAAGCGAGGTAGAATAACATGGACTCAACTCCAGCATCAACACAGATAACCACCTATAACTCTAGCACAAGCGATTCCGTTAAGGTGGCTAGACCAGACATCCTCTTGGTTACAGAGGACAATCTCTCTCCAGAGATTATGGCTGACCTTATATTTGAGAATATAGGTGGCCAGGAGATGATTAGCATTTCTCGTAACGACATCATCAATGGACAAAACGTTATTTATCAGCCAATTAAGAACCTATCTAGCCTTTACTATCAGTATAATCCTCAGAACATTTTGGCTTTGCAAAAGACGGATAGGGACTACTTTAAAAACTTTACCCTGTCTTTGGATAGCCACATACCAGAGTGTGGGGCAGGGTATACCGTAGTAGATGGCCAGAATGTTGCAGATTGTCGAAACGTCTATATTGATCCAGTCACTAAGAATCTTGTCATTAATCTTATTGGAATGGCAAAGAACGAAGAGGTAGAAGTTCAAATTATCTCCAAGACTAGCGTGCTAGATGATACAATATACTAGGATAGAAAATGATAACTAATACTGGAAAAGGCATTCTTGCCAAATACTTAATCGGACAGGCTCCGTCATATGCCTCATATATTGCCGTAGGCTGTGGGCCAGAAGCACTCAGTAGCGAAGGCTCTGGATTTACCGTAGAGCAGAAGGCAGAGTATTCCGCAAAGAAAGCTCTAGACTTTGAGATGTTCCGTGTTCCAATCATATCTAAGGGGTATGTGAATGAGGATGGTGCTGTAAAGCTAGTACTGACAGCAGAGCTGCCAACTGAAGAGAGATACGAGATCACAGAGGTTGGAATTTTTTCAGCTGGGTCTAACCCATCAGCAGGGGCCTTTGACAGCAAAAACATTTATTCTTTTTCTCAGAACGAGGGGTGGGAATATCACACATCAACTGGAGTAAAAGAGATTCCATCAGTTTACGCACCACTAGACTCTGGCAATGACAATATCATTACTGGAGAATATATTATAAATTCTGTTCTAACTGATACACCAGTATTCCACACAAATGCTGATAACAGAACATTCACCAACTCAAATAGAGTGGGCAGAAATGAAAGATGCAGATTCTTAAATAACATAACTATGATCTCTGGAAATGATTCCGTACTAGAGGCAGATCCAAATGGCTCACTATCCTATGTTTCTGGAAATCACATTCACGTAACAAATGCCAGCTTTAACTTTAACAAGAACGCACCAACTGACGAGCTAAGACTAGCCTTCTCTTTGATCAGTACAAACGGGGCATCTATCGATGTTCCAGACAACGTTAAAATTATGATAGAGTTCTCAGCTTCTGATACCTCTGGGGTTGGGGAGCATGCACACTTCTCTGTAGATATTGATGACATAAACTTTGATGGCGATGCACCAATACAAAAAGATTTTTCTGCAAACAGATACTTCGTTGTAAGTAAGCAACTGCAGGAACTATCTTATACATCTGGATTTAACTGGGAGATTGTAACAGTAGCAAAGATCTATGTTTCTGTTACTAAGAATGGAACCCCTTCAAGCAGCTATTATATTGGCCTAGACTCCATGAGACTTGAAAATCTAACTACAAGTAACCCACTCTACGGTCTTACAGGATACTCTGTCATCAAGAGTGACGGAGCCCTTCCAATTGTCAAGGCATCAAACACATCTAACTTTGTAGAATTTAGACTTGCTGTGGGAGTGGAATAATGGCAGATGCAGGTATTAAGAATGTTGTAGTTTCTAAGAAGAGCCTACCAGCAGTAAATAATATAAATCAATATATCGTGCGTTATCGAATTGTTACAGATGACCGTAATAGATATTCTCAGTGGTCACCAATGTACCTTATAGATGGATCAGACATCATTGAGATAGATGCGGATGTTGCTATCTCTGGAAGATCTATT